GGAATCGGCGTCCAATTAGTAATGTAGAGAAGCGGGTTGATTTCTTTCATAATGGCTCCTTATTCTTCTTATGGTCCGCCCCAGGCCTCGGGTATGTCTGCGTAGTTGGTTAAAGTCGCGGCAGAGTGACCGCCAAAAGCATCCGTTCCGGTGAGCGTCGCGCCGGTGACATCCCAAAGCGCGGGGGCCTCGCCTTCCGCCAGCATCGTAAACATAAATTCTTTGAAGAACGATTCAAAATTAACCGTCCGCCCGACAAAATGAGACTGAAGGTTTCCGCTTCCCCAAAGGTCGATTCGCATAACAAGGTTGATGCAGTCTACAAATGTCGCGCCGTATCCTTGTCCCGAAACGGCAACATTGTACCGGAATAGATCAGCGGGTACTGTTGCGAGATTGAGGCATGTCCAGAACGTCTCCTTGAACGCATCTTCACCCGCCAGCACATTGTACCGGAATAGATCGGTCGGAACGGTTGTCAACGCCAGGCACCCGGCAAACGTATCCTCAAAGGCGTGATCCGCCGCCAGCACATTATACCGGAATAGATCGGTCGGTATGGTGGCAAGATTCCCGCACCCGTTGAACGCATCCTTGAAGGCGTAGTAAGTGTATTCGCCGACGACTTGCTCTGACGCCGCCACGTTATACCTGAACAAATCAGTCCCGATTGTCACAATTCTAGTACACCCCATGAAGACGCCCTCGAACGTCAACGCAGCCACGTTGTTTTGGAATAGTACGGCAGGAATGCTGGTCAGGAACGTGCATCCGGCAAACGTATCTCGGAACGAAAGCACTTCAGGAACAAGCGAGAATAGGTCTGCGGGAATAGTCGTCAGTCCTGTGCAGTCTTTGAATAACTTGTCGGCATTTTGGAAGTTTCGTATTCCCTGGATGACTCCCACGGAAGAAACCAGCGAAGCGGTTACGGTATCCCGCGAGTTGTCGAATTCCAGCCTATCTTGATTTCTTAAAATTCCGGCAATTCTGATTTGATAAGTTCCTGGTCTGGCAAATTCGGTATACGCAGAAAGGCTGTCTTCGGGAATTCTTATAACGTAAGGACCGCCCTGAAAGCGCACTTGAATAGACGAACTCCCTCCGGCTGTATAATCTTTTGTCAGAAGATTGATTTGTACGGGCTGATTTGGCTCGGTAGTCGTGACGTAGACGCTCCAGTATGTTGAAGGAAACGGAGTTGGTATCAATTCGCCAGGAATAACCCCAAGGTAGATGAGTTCGTTTATCGCCTCATCCAGCGTAATGCTACCATCTTCAAGTCCGTCGAGAATGTCTTGCAGCTCATCGTCAATATCGTCACCCATGCCATCATTAATGATGTCGATGATCTCCTCCAGCGTGTAACGTCTGCGCCGCCTGCGCCTATTCAAGAGAAATTGCATGTTACCACTCCGTGATAGCGGTCAGTGTTTTCTTGTACTGGATCAGCACCCCGAGAACCCTCGCGTTTCCGGCAAGAGCAGTCCCGCCGCTTCCAGCAAAGTCGAAGACGCGGGACAGTTTGAGGTGAACCATCGAACCGATAGCGGGAGTTCCCGCAACCGTAACTGCAGGGCTTGCAGCCGTGACATGGATATACCCGTCGTCCGCCAATGCCTGATCGTCAATGTTGCGAGCGGTCCCGTTTGCCGCGTCCAGGGCCTCACCGTCCTTGAACGAGCGGCCCGACAGCGTGAAACGCACCCACTGGTCGGCAGATGATTCCCCGTCTTCCGGTATCCAATAGACCTTCGCTTTGATAGTTCCGAGATCCCACGCTTCAGGCATGGCGATATTGAACTCTACAAACGTGTCGGAAAGCTCATCGGTGAAATCTAGAACGTCGTGAGACGCATCATTCGTATCGGCTTCGAGAATCGCCGGAATCGCCCCGCCTATAAAACTCGGGATCATCGCGCCGGCCGGGATCCACATCACGTCGTAAAGAGCGTTCGCCCCGGCAATCGCCGCCGTCGCCTTGGCTAAAAAGTACCCATCCCACAGCTGCAGCAGCGTCGAGCGCTTGACCGCGCCCGAATCCGCCGAATCCTGAACAGTCACGATGTCGGCAGCAACCGGCGTCGTCTTGGTTCCCGTTCCGTAGATGGCCGTCCGAACCGCCGTCTCGTCTACCAGACTCGTTCCGGTCGCGCCAACGGCCGCAATGGTGCCGACAATCGCCTTGCCGTCCTTCAGTGTCTTGGATGTCGCGCTCCACTGCGGGACATAGTTTTCGGTCATGGACGCCGGAGCGATGGCGCCAGCCGAAACGCCCAGCGTCGTTTTCATCTGCGCCAGCGTGACCTTGCGAGCACCAGCAGAGGTGACGGCATAGAACTCGTCTGCATCATTCGCAGAAGTAGCAGCCGTAAGCCCGGTGACATGCGCCGCCAGCCCTGCATATATGGCATCGTTAACCGCCTGAAGCGTGATTTTCTTCGCCACCCCGGATTGACCGATAATGAAAAGGTCTGCAGTCGAGGTCGCGCCGGCAGCGCTTAAGGTTGTCGGATCAATCACCGCCGCCCGAATGGCCGTTTGAATATACGTCGCCAGCACCGCCAGTGTAACCGTGTTTTCGGTAGTTCCGGTGTCCTTGATAGCAATCTTGTCTGTCCCAGCAGGAGAGGCGTCAGCAGCCTTGCCCCATACCGTGTCGATCGCATGTTGCGCCACCAGATCGATGTCGACCGGCTTCAGTACCCCGCCCTGAAGGATGTAGACGCTATCGGCTCCCGTTACTGCAGTTCCGGCCGCAATGGCTTCAATCTGGTCTACCACAAACGCCTTGATACCCGTGACGGTAACGCTTTTCGGGCTCCCGGCATCGGACACTGGAATCAACTCGCCGCCGCCAATGCTCGAATCCGGCGTCATTTCAGAAATTTTAATAGCCATAACGGAGCCTCCCTAACTGTTGCGTCACTATCGCCACCGCTTCAAATGCCCACTTTCCTGTAGAAGAAAGCCAAATCACCGCCCAGGCGCCGCGGCATCGGCACCTATCGACCTTGTTTCTGTTTTCTGCCCAGGTGCCAAAAGAGGAAACGCCAGAAATAGTAGTTCCGGCAAGGTCCGCCTTGATTCCGGCTTCGGCAAGGTCCGCCGCTTCTTCGGCAGACGAGGCCATGATTACGCGCCACGTTACGGCGGTCCCGTTGTTTTCGGCTAGAATGCCGTGGATCTCCGCCAGAAGCGCATCATCAATATCATTTGTCGCCAACCGGATTGGACCGATCGCGACATGACTCTCGAATGCCGTGCCGTCGTCCGTCGTTACCGAATCGCTGAACTTGCGCAAATACCCGTCGCGACAACCGAGAATCACTTCTGGTAGTCCGGCGCTACCCTGAAGGCGAGCCGTCGCCATCGGCTGCATTGCCGTAGGTACGACAACCGGCCATATAGCCTTGTTTTCAACGTCCAGCCACCAATGCTCGCCGTTGCCGGTATCGGGCGTTATGAAGAGATGGAAACCGCGTCCCCTCGCGTCGTAGGCCATTGTGACGTGTTTTGCGGTAGTTACGGTATTCACCAGCGTGTCCGCGCTGAACCGCTCCGGCGCTTTCTGGCCTCCAAGCTGCATGACGTAGACGCCATCGAAGGAAAGGAAGGCCAGCAGCCCATCGTCAGAACGCGCCCACGCCCCGGGCGCAATTACCCCGACCGTGCTGGATACTTGCCGCATGACGCCATCAGTAGGGTCGCCCTTGAGCATCCAGAGTTCATTCTTGGTCGCGAAAAGGAGAGAGTCATCGCTATCGGGTATCATGGCTTGAATCACGTCGCCAATCCGCCCCGCGTTGCCGACTTGTCCGGCCGCCGCCCGCCCAACGTCGTTCATTTCCGCGCCAAAAGCCCAATCCGTAGGGTCGCTCTGTCTGGATGCGTACCACACATTGTCAACCCCGCCGAGGATAATCCGGTCGCGGTACAGGCATACGCGGGGGCAGGCGACCGGAATCACGCCGACAGTCTCCGAAACGGCGGTTACAACTCCGGTAATCGGGTCATACAAACGAAGAACGGAGTCAGCAAGATAGATTGTTCCGTTGCGCTCAACGGCATCGAAAGCGATAGACGCGCCGCCGCCCGCCACCGTCACCGCCGAATCGAAAACAATGGTTTGCCCGTCTTCGGTCAAGATGTCAATTCCGGCGTCAGTTTGCAGCGCCGCCGAAAGCGCCGAAGAAGAAGACCCGCGAACGACGTTTATCGCGCCATCAGCTACCACAAGTAGGTCGTATTGGCGAGCGCCGGTAGAGTCGATGTAGGTCGCGGGAATGATAGCGGAAATCGAAGCTCCGAAATCGGTCGCCAGAACTTTTGCAAGACCTGGCCGTGATCCGCCGCGAAGTCTGGTTTCAAGACCGCAAACGCCACGTACGTTCACCGCCCAGGGTGAAGAGTACGGTCGTTGCTGTTCACGATACCCCGCTCGCCGGGAAACCCCAGCGAGCGGGAACGTGAGCGTCTTGTTACCGACTTTCGGCATTACGCGACCTCCGTTACGCCAGAGGCCATGCCGGAATAACGTAATTGGTCGCCCCGACCGTGATGGTCAGGTAGATCGGAGACGCCTTGCCAGCGTTAGCCTCGGCCGGCGCGTTGGTCATGGTCAGCGTCTTGGCTTCCGCCGTTGTCACCGCCGTGAACTTTGGAGGGGCCGTCAGCGTCGCTACGCCCGTCACCGCCAGCGTACCAGCCACCGCCAGATTCCGCAGTCCGCCGACGTCCTTGTTGGCATCCGCCGTGACGATCTTACTCGCCTCGACCGTGCCATCCGTCACCGGAAGCAGCGCCTCGATACCGTCCACAGCCGTCGCCGTCGCCGCGACAACCGCCAACTCATCCTTCAACAAATCCCGCACTCTCAAGTCCATAATCTCACCAACCTTTCTTTTTACCCGTGCCGACGTTCAACGCCAGCAGTTTCCAATGCACCACGAATCTTTGCAACATCCTCGCGAACCCCGTTCAGCTTTTCGTCCATCCTCTGAAGCCAGTCCATGCGAGACCGGCATTCCGTCTCGCGGCTCGAAATGCGGGATTCGATCTCCGCAATCTTCGCTCCTTGACCGATCACCTTGACCGCCAGCCAGCCCCAAAAGCTAAACGACAACCCCACGAAGCTCGACACCATCAACACAACCCACCACGGCGTTACCATGTTTCCCCCTTATACGTTACCGGATAAGTCGTCCCGAAGTTGCGCCTCGAAAGACTATCTGAAGTCTCGCAATTCTCCCCCATCATCCCGAAGAACCGCGCACCCATCTTCTTGTCGATTTCGATCCCGGCAGCCAGCATTTCCGCAAACCTTGCCGTATGCGCCCCGCGCTCATCGTTTCCTCGCTGTTCGGCGACCGCCAGACAGCTTTCGATGATAAGCTCCGAATGCTTCATGCCCCCAAGCGGATAAGGCTTCAGGGTAGTCAGCTTTCCGGAATAGGCCTCGTAGCGATACGTCAGTGTGTATATGGCATCGGGTGTCGGCCAATAGACGATCTCGAGCCGTTGTCCGCCCGCACCGTCGCTAACCTTCGAGCGAATGGCCGCGCATTTCGGCTTGGCATTCGTCGTTGTCCTCGCCTTCAGCGCCATCATCTGCCCCTCGCTCACCAGTGTTACGGGGGTACAGTTTAGGGCAGCAGCAAAGTGAAGATTTCCAGTTATCCGGCTCAAAGCGTCTGGCAAATCCATCGCGTCATCTCCAACGGCCGTAGCGATCGTTGTCGATGGATTCAGGAAAGACCATTCGTATCCAGCAGGAGGATAGTAAAAATTCCGAATGCCCGATTGAATGTATCGATCAACCTCCGCCAGTTTCGCCGCGTTCCAGGCCGTAGAGTCAACCCCGTAGCCAAGAAACCCGCCAACTTCTATCAGCAGATCGGCGTAACTGATCGAAAGAGTCGATTCACTCATGCAGCACCTTCATCTTTCTTTTTTGGCTTTTCGGCAACCGCAAAGTCGCCTCGCTTGTCGATCATGTCGGACATGGCCGCGATAATCGCGCACCCTTCCGCACTCATGCGGGACGGAAAAACCACGTCCTTTTTTCTCTTGATGGAGTTGTAGAGCTGAACAAGGGAGTCCGGCAGCTTGGATGCGTCGTAACCCATGTTGCTAAACATATCCAGCGCATGTTCATCGACTCGCGTCTCGTGAGTAACTTCAGGCTTGGACATATCAGATCCTCGAAAAAGGCGACCCTTTCCCCGAAGGTACGGGGCCGCCAATCATGGTTTTCGATTACGCCTCGGCAGCGGCACCGGCCAGGTTCACGCAGCGCCACACGCCGTTGAACACCAGATGAGCCCCATCCAGGGCCGCGTCGATCGCGTTGATCTCCGCCAGCGCCCCACCAGTCATGGTGAAGCCATTCGTGACCAGATCAACGGTCACGTCGTTGGTCGTCATGGTGCCGAGCGCCAGGAAGCCCTTCCGCTGGCCGAAGACGGTCCCTTGCGCAAAGGTCACATCCACGTCCGCCGCGAGCGTCAGTCCGCCGCAGACATACGAGATGCCGCTGGTCATGTAGGAAAGCCCCACAAGACCGGCATTGGGCGGCGAGATGAACTCGACACCACCGGACTCCTCGCCATCGAGAAGATCGGCCTGGCAGACCGGATTGCCCGTGTAGGCATAGCCGGTGCAAAGCACGGCCAGCAGCGCCGTGCCGCTGATCGCCGAAGCGGTCAGCACCATGACGGTGCCGTTCGTAACGGACGAGATCGTGTACTTGCCCGGAACGACCGACGCTCCGCCGTCCTCGATTTCGCCGCCCAGCAGGACAACGGTATCACCCGCCGCCAAACCGGCCGTCGCAACCACGGTCAGCGTTTTGCCGTCCGTCGCCAGCGACCATGCGCCGGTCATGCTGGCTTCCAGCACCGCCGTTACCGTCTGGCGAGGAATGATCGAGCCGCGCCCGACGTAGCCCGCCTTGACGAAACGGCCCGCCCCGGTGTGTTGATAACCGTATCCGCGCCCAGCGCGACCATCACGCCCTTGGAGCCGGGCATGTTGATCTCGATGAACTGACCATTGGCCTGCGCCGGATAGCTGCGCTCGGAGACGCCCGCGAACGCATTGGCGGTCGCTGCCGTGGGGCGAACGACCTGATTGTGACGCCGGCCGCTTACCGCCGTCGCCGTTCCGTTCGCGATGTCGTAGCAGACCGCTTCGCCCTGCTTGATTGCGTCCGTCCCGTTGTACCACACAGCACCGACTACGCGCTGCATTCCAGAGATGTGCCCATTCAGACTTGCATCCATTGTGAACCTCTACTTTCTTTTGTTTCTCGAATTAAGCCGCCGCAGGCACCAGCGCCTTTGGCGGCGTTGATTACACGGCCTTGCTGAACACCGACATACGCCGGGGATCGGTGCAGACCAGGTTGAGCGACGCATCGAGATCGACACGACGCACCAGATGCTTCCCAGGCACCGGCTCGGGTTTGGACAGGTTGTTCTCCCATCCTTCCATGACGCCGCAGACGAGACACT